CTGACCAACAGGGCTTCCTGATGTAATAATCTTACACCTTCCGATACCATCAGCAACGACCTCAATAACATCCTTGCCAATTAGAGTCGCAGAAGTAAACGAATCACTCGTTCCGTCTGCCGTATATTCAAATCTTTTCACTTTTGCAGTTGGGTTTATAGGTGTAGGCGTAGCACTTATAGTCAACGGCCCAGTACCTTGTAATTCAATAGTAAATAAATTCATGTCATCCATAGCCCCAGTATCTGACACATTCGTTATTAAAACTGTACCTTGGTCCAAATATACATTTGAACTTTCGTCAGTTCTTTGATATCTTATCAATAACTTCTGCATTCCATTCTGCATCAATCTAATATCCTGTAAACTCAACTGATTTTCTCCATCCAAGAAAGTAGCCCCATCCATAGAAACAGTCCAAGTAAAACCAGCGTATTCATAAGTCCTCCATTGTCCAGAGCCTGTAATAGAAGTCTCTATGGTCTCGGCAACGGTAGTCAATGAGCAAGACTTGCCACATATTATCGGCTTCCATTGGCCGTCATCATAGACATAAATTATTACATTCTCACCTCTAATTAGACTCATTTATATATATATTCAAATTTATACTTTATGTTTTCATTCCTATCAACACCTGTCTCCCAATTATCTAATTCCTCTTGCTCCCTAATTTCGTACAAAGTTCCATTTATAGTGTTAGATTTCAAATTAAATTCTGCCTTACCAAACACATAAAATCTTGCATCTCCATTATATTCCATAATTGAATCCATGCCATATAAGCCATAGGTAGTATTATAGATAGGCCATAGATTAAACTCCATATTATTTCTAACTCTGTCACGATATAAATTCCTTTCTTTAACAATTATTTCCCCCAAATTATGGTTGGTTATATTTACTCCATCTCTCCATATCTGAGGTATGTCTCTAAATATTCCAGTATAAGAACTTAAAAATATATTACCCTTAGAATATAATTTATTGTTAGGGTCTATATATATATTTTGAGATTCTACATTCTTTATATTAAATGGCAAATAAGCGGTATGCTTATGGCCAGATATATTAATATCACCAATATTATAAGGAGTGTATCTTATGCTTATGCTCCTATATTGGTTTTCGTTAAATTCAGTTGTAGAAGTACCTGGCCCTCCAAAGAAAAGAAATATCATTCCATTTTTAGGTATTTCTATTTCAATATCTATTGTTGTTTTTGTATTACTTTCAGATAAAACAACTCCGTATGGCTGAAGATACGTTCCATCCCAAAAAAGATACTCTTCATCATTATATATATATCTACCAACTATTGAATTTGGATTGGTATTTATTGCATCACTTGATAAGTCATAGAATCCAACCCAAATAGGAATTGTAATAAAAACACCAGCCAAATCAGTATCTACATTTAAGTCATAACTTACTGTTATCCTATCGCCCTTGTTGCAATAAAAACCATTTGATACAACTGAATCAGCTCTTCCTGGGCCAGTAACTTTTCCGACTTTTAGATATCTATCAACCTCTTCACCATTAATATCAAATTTTAATCTGATTCGCACAGATGGGTCTGTATATATAGGCCTATATGTAAACCCAGGGGCAAGATATTCTTTAATTGTAAATGTATCACCATCTTCTATTACGGTGTATTCATTTACCAAATCACCAAGTACTGTAAGGTCACTATTGTATATTAGATTTTTAGGCTGGTCATAATCAAATATATGCTCAATATATTTATAAGGTCTAACTATTGTAGACAAAGCATTTACCTCTATCTTACCATTTTCTAATATATTTTGATTATTTATTTGAGAAGTACCTCCTACAGTATTAAAATAACCATCATAAGTAAATCCATTTATATAAGCATATTTTTGGTATGTGTACCTAAATACTCTTAATAATTTCCAATATCCCTTACATTGAAATAAACTCCAATTAAACCTATATAATATTTTTTCTAATACAGTATATAAATCATCATAATCTTCCTTGTTAATAAATGCAGAAGGATTTATATATATATTATTTGCTACATTGCTTTCAAACAATCCAGTTGAAGGAGACTTCCATGATAATGTATCTTGTACATTACTATAAATATTTAGACTTGTATTTAATAAGCATATCTTAAAATAAGTGCCTATTTTTTGCAAATCACTTATAGAGTGAGATGTTACAAATGTAAAAGCACAAGATATTGGACTACCTAATGGCAATTCATTCTGTAATGTTATAGTGTAAAAATAAGTTGTGCTGCCATCTAAATTTGGGTTTGAAGAAATTAATGTTGCAGTTTTTATAGTAAACACACCATTATTATAATTAGTATTTCTTATTATTATTGTATCACCATCTGAAAGCGTTTCTTTTCTTATTCCAACATCCTCACCAGGAACATATATATATGATAAAGAATAAACACCAGAATAATATGATAAAACCCCATTACAATTTACCCAATTATATTTATTAGTAGGTACTACTTTTATAGCATCATTTAATTTTATATTTTTAAGTATTCCAAGCCCATCGGTAAATACTAAAGACACCTCATGTGCTATATCAATCATTACTTCTGAGCAGTCTTCTTGAACCAAATAACCTGTAAATATAACCGTCTCTACACCACTCTCAATGTGATACATTATTATCTTCCAATCATCATCTTCCTCTGAATAGAAACTTTTTAGCGGTATTTGGCTTTTAGAATTTGAATAGGTGTTATAATTTATATAGGTAATCTCTAACTCACTACCTTTTATTGCAGCTATTGGGTCATCATCTAAATATCTATGTATAGCAGGTTCTGCAGAACATAACATACTTTTGAGTGAAGGAGGAGATACACCAGCTTTATCCTTTAGATATATTTCAAATCTATAGCTACTTTGACTATTATCCCTAATCAAAGAATCAAATTCGCCAATATAAACTTTTGTATATGAGTTATAATACATTATGTGACATTTGAATATCTTGAATCTGCTCTTTGTAATACTAATCTTAAATCCTGACCCTTAATCTGAGTGGTAGCAATATAAGGGACTTGCTGACCCATCTGCTCATTTATAACAACATTAGGTGATGACATCGCAGGGACTGGTATGCTCGATACCATACCCCCTGTGGCAAACTTTCTCAATGAACCACTATTAACCGCATTTAAGAATCCTACTCCATACTTACTTACCGACCTTGCCTTAATTACATATTCCCCATTTGACAACCTTGCGGGGATTGAATCGGAAGTTCCTGTGCCTGGGCCACTAATGTAACCACCTGATGCTTTTTTCTGTAGTTTTTGTTGAGCACTATTAGCAATAGCAGTACCTAATGCTACAAGTGCAATACCAGCAGCAATACCAGCACCAGTTCCTAAATTAAGTTTTGCAACTTCTATAAGTATAGATGCTTTAATCATAGATGCACCAAATGCTTTAATTGAGTCTCCAAATGACTTTAATATATTTGTCATAAACTCAATATTTGCACCTCCAGAAAATGCAGCACCAATAATTTCTCCAACACTAACAAGAGAATTTGATAATAATTCAGTTAGCCCTTTAGAAAATACATCAGCAAGATTCTCTCCAGCTTTTTTTGCTGCATCTTCAGAGTTGCTCGTATCTATAGCTACATCTAATTTAGCTTTTAATGCCCCGACCTCAAACATATCTGGGAACTTCTTGCTTAACTCTTCATCAAGTCTTTTTCTTAAATAGGCAATATCTTTTTTAGCTTTAGATTCAGTATCTAACCCAAACACTCTTAATCTTGCATATACAATCTCCCTTTCTTTCCCCCCTTGCTTAATAAGATTATCTATCTCTTTTGACTTTTCATCTATATTCCCTTTTATTTCAGCCCGTAATTTTATATTCCCACTTTTCTTAGCCTCATCCAATAAATCAATTAAATCATCTAATGACTTTTTAGCTGCATCTATTTTCTCTGTAGTAGTAAACTTATTAAATATATTACCACGAGTTTCTATTTTAGTGAATGTAGTATTTAACTTTTTTTCTACCTCATCTAAATCAAGTCTAAATTTTTCTACATTAAGGCTATCAAGGCCTAATTGAACTGAATTTATAGCAGCTAATACAACTCCTTTAGCTATTACATTATTTACAATAGCTTTATCTTGATATAACTCCTTTAGGTTATCTATAGAAGATTCTGTTTCTGATATCTGCTTATCTATAGTTGGCTTATTAAATATAATAGCCTCTTCACGCAGCCTTGATATTTTATTTTCTAAGTTCTTTACCTCAAAATCAGCCTTTATCTTTATAGTATCTACTTGAAAACCTTTTAATTGCTCTTCAAGATTTGTAAACTTTACATTACTTAGTTGCTTTATATCTAAATCAAGAATCTTGTCAATGCCAGATTTAATTATATCTGTAGATTTTTCAGCCTTTTCTAAAGGATTCAAATCTCTTCTTAATTTAATTTTCTCTAAATCATCATTTATCTCCTTATATAAATCAGCTACTTTTTGAACAGTAGTTTTAGTATTATTTGTTTCAACGCCTATACCAGCTTGTAAATTCTTTATTTGTAATTGAGTAATTCTTAATTCTTTACCTATACCTAATAATACATCAGATGACTTCTCTCTATTCCGCGAAATTAAGTTTATCTCTTCCTCAGTTTTTCTTAATCTAATTGCTTCATCTACTTGACCAGAATAAGCATTTACTGATAATTGAGCCTCTTGTTGAGCAAATATTAATGCCCTTTCTTTATTTAACAGTTTTTCTAAATCAGTAAGTTCTCTTCCTAATTTTAGCTGCTGCTCTAAATTTGCTATTTCGGCTTCACCTTTAGTTGTTTCAACACTTTCGCTTAATTCTTCATTATATTTATTATATGCCTCAGTTAATAAATTTATTTTATCTTTTAATTTTTCAGAATCTTCATTAGCCTTTTTAGCATCTCTTGACCAATATTGAAGTCCAATAGATGCAAATGACAACGCAGCAGATACCGCAGATATTGCCAATCCAACACCACCAAACCCAGCAAGAGAAGAAAGAAGTTGTTTACCAACAGAAGTACCAGCCGCTTTTGCCTCAATACTTAATGCCCTAAAAGATTCAACTAATGGGTTTAAGTTATTAGCAATACCCAAGAACCCAAATGGCAAATCCTGTGCTACTCTTCCTATATTTACTAATGTAAGATTAGCCTGATTAGCAGAAGCGTTTAATTTACCAAATGGGTCTGCACCTCTAATAGCATTTAATTGCTGAGTCTTAACGCCTATTTGGTTTAATGCAGATGTATATTTAACAAGACTTGATGTATTACCTGCTACTTGCTGAAGCTTTTTAATCTCTTCAGTAAGTTCTTTTTGTCTTTGCTTCAGAAACTCAGATACAGTCTTTGCATTAGTAGCACCTTGTATGTATTTATCAAAAACATTACCTAATGGCCCTTTAGGAAGTTCGGCATCTACCTTAACCTTCATAGGGGCTATAGATGTCTCCTTTACTTTTATCTCAGCCTCTACCTTTGGTGCAATCTTTTTATTAGATAAGGAACTTAAATTCTTGGCTAAATCGTTTACCTGTAAATTAAGGTTAGTTAATGCGGCAGCCACTTTATTTATTTCACCTACCGAATTACCTAAATTGACCGCAAAATCTATATTTAATTTAGCCATTACTTTATATTATGTGCCTTTTTTATCTTTTCTATACTTGCCCTAACTTCTTCAGGAGTTGACCCCAACCTGCTCCTCGCATCCTTAATAGGCTTATCTCCTTCTATATACCAAAACTTACTTATGCTCTTCTCCTTGCCACCACCTACTTTATAGCTTATCCATCCCAAAGTCCTAAACCAATTCTCTTCTATCTTCATCTTATCAAAATAGCCCTGAATCGCATAATATACGCTTTCAGGGCTACTTTCATAATACTCCCTCTCTGTCCATCCAAGATGGCCCAAAGCGATTTTTAGGCTTTCTCTTTGGTTCTCTTCGGCTTTTTTTTTGTGACTTCTTCAGCATTACTTATTAACGCTTTGAAACTTTGAGTTGACTCAAACACATCCCTGATTTTAATCAGTTCATCTACTGACATTTCATCAACCCAATCACAAACTTGCTCAAATGTAAAATCAGGTTCTTCTCTCTTCACATAACAACCCGACACAAGACCAGCATACACTAAAGCATAACCATAAGTTGCAGCTACATTATCAAAGTCCAAATACTTGGTCATTGTAACTACTGCCATCTGATTGAACTTCAAGCCTCTCGGCTTTCCGTTAATTTCAATTTGTATATAACTCATATTTATAAATTACGACTCAACTGACATAGTCATGCTACCGTAAACACCGATAGTACCACTAAAAGTACCAGGAGAATCCATAGCATAAGTATCATCCAACGCAGAGATGAAACCAGTTCCTGAGAAAGTGATATCACCTGTAATAGGAGAAGCAGGGCCCATCTTCCAGTAAACCGTACTCTTGTTAGCCCAGTAGTCATACAAATCTTCCAAAGAAGCGTTGCCAGTATCGTAGGCAATCTGACCTTCAAAGTTTACTGCGAGTTCTTGAGTTCCAGGCAATTTGTCTGGGCCACATTTTGTTTTAGCATCAATCTCGTTAGTAGCACGAGTAATACCATTTGAAGTCAAACAAACTACAGTATTGTAAGTTGTTCCATCATCGCTTATCATCAGGACTACATCATCACCTGATAGTTTATGTTCAGCCATTTTTTCTAATTTTTAGTTGTTAATTAATAGGTACAAAAATAAATAATTAATCTGAAGTTTGATAAATAATATGTTTGAAGGTTAAGAACCTTGACAGGTAAACTTCCCCAGAAATGACATTGTAAGGATTCACCAATTCAAAGGTCATTTGGGTAGTTACTATCTGACCGCCATCTATCTGAAGATGAGTATTTTGGTCAGGATAAACCCTCTCGTATACGGCAGCAGCTATCTCATCAACCCTCTTTCCAGGGTTAGTATTCATCTGCTTAGTGTAGATTTCTACGATTATAAATGTCCGAGTATCAGACGAGGATTTTGTACTCTCGTCTTTATTGGTGATAGACCTGTAAACTAT